ATGCAGAGATCGTTCATCGGCCCGCAAGAGTCCGGTGAACAAGAAAGGATCATGTACTTCCGTGATCCCTTCAAGTTGGTTCCTTTAGCCTCAATAGCCGAGATTGCGGACAAGTTTACTCGTAACGAGATTCTTACCGCAAACGAGATTCGAGGGTTCATGGGTATTCCACCATCAAGCGATCCAAAGGCAGACCAGCTGGTCAACAGCAACATGCCTCAACCAGAACAAACTACTCCCGAGGCTTAGTCTTGGAAAGGAATTTCAAAATGGAAGCAGATTTCAGCGGTTGGGCTACCAAGGCTGGCCTCGAGTGCTCCGATGGTAAGACCATCATGCCTGGTGCGTTCAAGAACCAGGATCAAGCACGAGTCCCGCTCGTTTGGCAGCACGGCCATTCAGATCCAGAGAATGTTCTGGGCCACGCCATTCTCGAGTATCGAGATGAAGGCGTTTACGCTCACGCATTCTTTAACAGCTCGGCAAAGGCGCAGCACGCAAAGCACCTTGTCGAACACAAGGACATTACGATGTTGTCCATTTGGGCAAACGATCTTGTCCAAAGGTCAGGCAAGGTCCTCCACGGAGCAATCCGAGAGGTCAGCCTGGTTCTGTCCGGAGCAAATCCGGGCGCACTCATCGAGAACGTGACCGTTAGCCACAGCGATGGCGACGAGCTTGTTCTCGACGATGAAGTCATCATTTGGACTGGTCTGGAGCTTGAGCTCGCTCACTCCGAGGAGACGCAGGAAGATGACCTTGATGAGGAAGACGAAATCGTAACAGAGGAAGTCGTTTCTCACGCAGAAGAGGACGCGGGCGAAGAGGACCTCACCGTTGGTGAAGTTTACGAGTCCATGTCCGAAGTACAAAAAAGCGTCGTTCACTACATGGTGGGCGAAGCACTCCAAGCGTCCCAGGATGCAGATTCAGATGAAGTCCAGCAATCAGACAACCAGGAAGGTACCACAATGACCAACGTGTTCGAAAAGGGTTCGGAGACCGCTCCCGACACCTTCATTTCCCACGCAGATGTCCAGGGCATCGTCGGCGATGCTATGAAGTCCGGCTCGCTCCGCGAGGCTGTGGAGGAGTATGCTCTCTCCCACGGTATCCAGGACATTGACGTCCTGTTCCCGGATGCCCGCGCACTCTCGACCGCTCCCGAATGGGATGCTCGTCGCACCGAGTGGGTTTCGGGCGTTCTCAACGGCGTTCGCAAGAGCCCGTTCAGCCGCATCAAGACCATGTCTGCCGATATCACGGTGGAAGAGGCCAGGGCCAAGGGTTACGTCACCGGCAACTTGAAGAAGGAAGAGTTCTTCCGCGTCAAGGGCCGTGTGACCACGCCGACGACCATCTACAAGAAGCAGAAGCTCGATCGCGACGACATGGTCGACATCACCGACTTTGACGTCGTCACGTGGCTGAAGGGCGAAATGCGCCTGATGCTCGACGAGGAGCTCGCACGGGCAATCCTCATCGGCGACGGCCGTCCGGTGGACCACGAGGACAAGATCGACGAAGACAACATTCGTCCGATCGCCAAGGACCACGAGCTGTACACCACCACGGTGTATGTCAACCTCGACGACGCGCAGTCGACGGTCCAGGAGATCATCGACGGCATTGTGGAGAACCGCAAGTACTTCAAGGGCAGTGGTATGCCCACGATGTACACGACGGAGACCTACATCGCCAAGTTCCTCCTGCTCAAGGACACGCTTGGCCGTCGTATCTACGAGAGCCTCGACAAGCTCGCGCTGGAGCTTCGCGTTTCCGCGATCGTTCCGGTCGAGGTCATGGAAGAGGAAGAGGACGTCGTCGCCGTGCTCGTCAACCTCAACGACTATGTCGTTGGCGCTGACAAGGGTGGCAACATCTCGATGTTCGACGACTTTGACATCGACTACAACCAGTACAAGTACCTGATCGAGACCCGCGTTTGCGGCGCGCTCACCAAGGTCAAGAGCGCCCTCGTGGTCAAGAAGGTTGCTTCCACGCTGGTTCGGGCAACGCCTGAGGAGCCCGGCTTCGTCGCTGACACGGGTGTCATCACCATCCCGACCGTGACTGGCGTGTCGTACCGTACCGAGGCTGCACCCACGGTGCCGCTGTCGCCGGGCGCGATGGCCGCTCTCTCGGCAGGCGCTTCGAACACCATCATTGCCGTCCCGGCAACCGGGTACTACTTCTCCACTTCGCAGGGAGATACCTGGACCTTCACCCGCGATAGCTGAATCTAGGAGATATTCTGATGGCAAGATTCTACGATGTTATCGGATATGGAGCGTCGGAAGAAACCCCAGCGGAGTCAGGCATTTGGGTGGATACCATAACCGAAGTCGCGTACTACGGGGATGTTATCCGCAATACTCGAGCGCTTGTCGACGGTGAGGGGCTCAACAACGATATTTCTGTTGGAAACTCCATCAGTATTGTTGCTGACGACTTTGCCAATCAGAATTTCTTGAATATCAAGTATGTAAGATGGGCGGGGGTGTACTGGACTGTGACTAGCGTCGAAGTCCGGAGCCCCCGCCTCATCTTAACGCTCGGGAGGGTCTACAATGGGCCAAAGGCTTGATCTCCAAGCGATTCTCGTCGATCTGTTGGGAAGCACTAACGTATATTTCCAACCTCCACCAACCAAGGTAATGCAGTACCCCTGTATTCGGTATGAGCGAGCAGATGTGAGAACCGCATTTGCAGACAACAACCCGTACAGGAACACGACTGCATATTTGGTTACGGTGATCGACCGGAATCCGGATAGTCTTATCCCAGCCAAAGTGGCGGCTCTCCCGATGTGTGTATTCGATAGATTCTACACCGCGGATAACCTCAATCACGACGTTTACAAACTTTTCTTCTAGGAGGAGAAACCCATGCCTATTCTTACCTGGGACGGTGTTGGCGAACGACAGTACGAAACTGGCGTAGACCACGGCGTTCTCTACATTCCTGACAATGCCGGCGCATACGTCGACGGTGTTGCCTGGAACGGCCTGACTAGCGTTTCGGAGGCACCTTCGGGCGCAGAGCCGACCGCTCTTTACGCCGACAACACCAAGTACCTGAACCTGATTTCCGCCGAGGAGTTCAGTGCTACGCTCGAGGCGTTCACTTACCCCGAAGAGTTCAATCAGTTTGACGGTGTTGCCACCCCGACGCCTGGCGTCATGGTCGGACAGCAGTCACGCAAGACGTTCGGGCTTTCGTATCGCACCCTCATCGGTAACGATGTCGACGGTACGGATCACGGCTACAAGCTGCACCTCGTGTACGGCTGCCAGGCCAGCCCGTCGGAGAAGGCCTACAACACGGTTAACGACTCGCCAGAGGCGGTTCCGTTCAGTTGGGAGATGTCGACCACACCGGTCGGCGTGACGGGCCACAAGCCCACCTCCTTGCTGACGATCGACTCTCGCACCGTTGACTCGACTGCGCTCGGGGTCCTCGAGGACTTCCTGTACGGCACCGTTGGCACCGATCCGTCGCTGCCATTGCCCGATGCGGTCATTGCCCTCTTCAGTGCGGCAATCACGCTGGCCACCCCGACCGAGCCTGCATTCAACCAGGGCACCAACACCATTACGATTCCGTCGATCACCGGCGTTACGTACTACATCGGTGGCGTTGCTCAGACTGCCGGCGCAAAGGTCATCACGGCGGATACCATTGTTACGGCGCGCCCGAACACTGGTTACCGCTTCCCCGCCGTTGTCGACGCCGATTGGTTCTACGACTTCGTCTGATAGGGGTACGACAGAGGAGAACAAGGAATGCTCACAATTACTATACCGGAAACCGAGCTGTTCGATGATTCGACACAGACGTTCTCAGTCCTTCCGGAAACAGAGTTACAGCTTGAGCATTCCTTGTTCTCACTGTCAAAATGGGAGTCAGAATTCGAAAAGCCTTTTCTGTCTAATGCGGAAAAGACGCCAGAAGAAATCCTTGGGTATGCTTATCATATGATTATTCCCCCGGGGGTTTCTCGGCTAATTGTTTTGGGAATGACGCAGGATAACCTGACCCAGATCAATCAATACATCGAGGCAAAACACACGGCGACGACGTTCTCTCAGATCCCGGCAAAGACCGGCCGAGGAGAAGTCATCACGGCTGAGCTGCTCTACTACTGGATGATCGCGTTCAATGTTCCTTTCGAATGCCAACACTGGCATCTGAACCGTTTGTTTGCGCTCATCCGCATCTGTAGCATAAAGAATCAGCCCCAGAAGAAGATGTCTCGCAATGAGATCGCAGCACGAAACCGCGAACTCAATGCGCAACGCAAGGCTCAGCTTGGAACCAGAGGTTAGGAGAGTTTATGACTGCTATCGTCTGGGACGAAGTTGGGTCCCGAACGTTCGAGGGCGGTGTAGATCGAGGGGTTTTATACTTCCAAGACGACGGCCACGGAATCCCGTGGAATGGGTTGCTCGCGGTTGACGAAAACCCTTCAGCATCAGTTACGCCCGTTTACTACGACGGTCGAAAGATCAATGACCTCGCAAAGAACTCGAGCTTCTCAGGAAGACTCCGAGCGTACACATATCCCGATGAGTTTCTCGAATTCGA